GTATAGCGTTAAAACCAACATGGGATAAGGTATGTAATAAATATAAAAATGACAAAAACTGTAGTATATTAAATGTTGAGTTATCACAAATAAAAAATTTAAACGCAAAATATAAAAAGGGTATTAATGGATTTCCTACTATTTCAAAATATAAAAATGGAAAAAAAATAGGAGAATATGAAGGAGAGAGAACTTTAAAAAATATTAATAAATATGTTAAATTATAAAAAATATATAAATATAATTAACATATATAAATATAATTAACATATATAAATATATATATAATGGAAGAAGATAATATTGTAGATAACATTATTAATCAGGAAAGAATTGAACCAACTGAAGAAGAATTGGAAACATTTAAGAATCTAGTAAATGATTGGTTTAAATATGATGACCAAATAAGAAAATTAAAGATTGCTATGAAGGAAAGAAAAAATTATCAGAGAGTTCTCAATAATAAAATTGAAGAGTTTATGTTTAATTATAAATACAACGATTTAAATACACAGCATGGACGCATTAAAACAAATACAAAGGAATGCAAAGTTCCTATTAAAATGAATGATATTAAGACTAAAATAATTCAATATAAAGAATTATCTGGTGAAGAATTATTAAAGCGTATCTTTGATGAAGACAGACAAACATTTGTTAAAAAGAATATTAAGAGAATAATTCCAAAGGTGTCTCTAACAATTTAATTTATTGAAAGGTACATTTTCCAATATCGGACATATCTATTTTTTCACCTACACATCCTCTGATAATATCATATTCATAATTTGTAGAATAATACGCATTTTTAATATTATTTTTTATAATTGTATTACTACAGTTAGTACAAGGGCGTGAATATTTTAAAGGATTATTAAAGCGATCTGGACCAATTCTAACAACATATATATCACATTCACAAAGTATATGCTTTTTCTTTTTACGAATACTCGCAATTGCTGAAACTTCTGCATGTATACTAAAATCCGCCATATAATAATTATATCCGGATCCTATAATTTTATCTCTATATACAATTATAGCACCGTGCTTATGGTTATACATAGGAGATTTAATTGCTATTTTTGCCGCTATATTTAAATAGTATTTCTGTTTTTCACTAGAGATCCGAACGCATGTGCTATCAATACATTCGAAATAGTTGGATGTATAGTATCCAGTTCTGTCCATTCTTCTTTTATTGACGGTAGCACCACGCTGTGCATTTCGAACATCTACCATATCGCTGTAAGTTTAAATTAATATATTACTTTATTATATGTGTAAATATTTATATGTATATTAACTATTTTATTATAGTTTTTTAAAAGAACTAATAGTTCTTTACACGTAAACGATATATTATCGTATATTGCTTATCATTTTTTACTATTAATCCTAATATAAAATCAAATTTACAAAATTTGATATTTTTTATTATTAAAATAATAAAAATTGATTAACATACTTATATTTTTAATTACATAAGTAAGTTAATAAAATGAACATTAATAACACTAATAAGATTAGTTATCGCGCTTTTAACTCATTCTCTAATAAAAAAGAGGATTTTGAAGAAATTTATAAGATCCCGCGTGAATTAAAGAGAGTCGAAAATAATGTTGTAAAATGTAAAAAACTTGTCCTTAAGAACAAAGATGCACGTCTGTCTTATAAAAATAGAAGAAGTATTAATAAGGATTGGAAAGACTTTAATAATAAATAAAAAGTGGTAGTAAAAAGTGGTAGTAAAAATAGTAAAAAGTGGTAATAAAAAGTGGTAGTAAAAATAGTAAAAAGTGGTAATAAAAAGTGGTAATAAAAAGTGGTAGTAAAAAGTGGTAGTAAAAATAGTAAAAAGTGGTAGTAAAAAGTTGTAGTAAAAAGTTGTAGTAAAAAGTTGTAGTAAAAAGTGGTAATAATATATATATTATATATTTTTTATATTTTATTTATGAACATAAAAGATATTATGAATAATAATGATTATATGAAATAGGTTATATATTTATGTTAGACAGGAGGTAATAGATTACCTTCTTCTAACTCATGTTCGAAGCATAAATTGTGAACTATTAAATTATGCGTTCTACCTACTCGCTGTGCTCTTCCAATTGCCTGTTGCTTATCAACAGCCATAGAGTGAAATATAATAACATCTGTAGCATAATTAATATCAATACCATATCCTGCATATTGCGTAGTTAGTAATATTACATTTATTAATCCATTTTTAAAATCTTTTAGAACATTCATCATATGCGCGGTATGTCCTTTTAATTCAGCAAATGTAATTTTATTGGATACTAATAATTTAATAATTTTAGTAAATACATCAACCCTACTAAATACTATAAATTTTCCATCTGGTTTATTTTTAAGTATTTCTAAAAGAGTATCTTCTTTATTAAGAATACCCTTTCCTATTTTATTAGTATTATCTCCGGAACTAACTATTTCATTTGTAATATTATCTTTAGTTGTAACAATAGCAGTTAAATTTTCTGTACTTTTAATTTCTGCCCGACAATCAGGGCATTTTTTAATATTAGTAGAATTATAAGTTTGCGAATTGAGAAAGTTAAATAAACATGAACCACAAAATATATGAGTGCATTCTAATATAATAGGATGAGTAACATTATCTAAACATATAGAGCATATTTTAGTATTAATTTCAGTAATACGTTCTGTTAAATCTTTAATTTTTCCTTCAATCAATACTATTTCATTATCAATAGTTTTTATACGGTTCACTTTTGTTTCTTCTAAAATATCAAGACCTAATGTATATTCGCGTTCTTTTTGCTTATTTGATAAATTTTTATTCATATCAGCACAAATTAAAGTGGCAATTCCCTCTTCAGTTTCATTTTTACCTCCTAAATCTTTAATAGCACCAGAGATATCATTTGCATTAATTTTATCTAAAATAGAACTATTAATATATTTCTTGATTACTCTCAAATATTTAGACATTTTGCAGAGATGATAATATTCAATAATAGGAGGTATCTTAAAACTTTCTTTTACAAATTCCTTATTGCACTTAACTAATATATAGTTAATATAATCTTCTCTAAGTATATCTTTGATATTATAGTATTGAGAATAAGATGTCGAAGATATCTTGTTGCACATATTAAAATATGTTCCACTTATTAACCATATAAATAGGTAATTAAAGATTTCAATCTTATTAATAATATCATGACATTCGTCAATCATAATCCTTTTCCAATTATATATAAAATGTCTTATATTAGAAATGGGAGTGTTATAATAATTTAATAACCTATCCAATGTAGTATTTTTAATAAGAACTACATCAAATTGATTAAAATAATCAATAATTTCACGCTCATTATTATTCTTAAAAGTTGGTAAATTTTTCTTTATATAATTCAAATCTTCAATTGCAATATATTTAAGATCAGTTGAATCTTTCAAAGTTTTTTCCCACTGAACATATACAGGACCTCTTGGAACTATAATGAGAGTAGAACTAATCATATTATCAAAATTATGTAAATTTAAATTATCAGATACTGCTGTAAAATAATTATACGCTTTACTACTATGAAAACTATGAACCTTCGTGGTATTAATATGTATTTTGTCTAATGGATTATGTGCAATAATTGATAATGCTGTTAGAGTTTTACCGTACCCAACAATATCACCTATAATACCAATATTTGTAGAAATCTTAATAGTATTTGGGATATTTCTTAAATTAACATCTCTATTTTGAGAATTATTTTTATATGTTATTGAACCTACATTTTCCATATATATTGCTTTATATAAGCATGCTAATTGATGGGGTTTAAGGATCTTTTTAATTTTAGTAGGTTGTCCGCTTCGCAACGAATTAGAATCAATCTCAATATCATATGTTAAATTATTATTTTCTATGGAAGCAGCCATAAATTATGTTATTATTATTTATATAATATATATTTTATATCAATTTTTATATTTCATCATCTTTATATTTTAAAATTCATTTCCTCTCATTAAAAATATATAAGAATAATGATATAATTATTATTATAATAATGTCAGTTGTTGAAGGAGATAATGCTATTGTAGATAATGCTATTGTAGATAATGCTATTGTAGATAATGCTAAAAATACAGGTAATATTAAAAAAATTGTATTTGCTCTTCCTGGTGATAATTTTAGTTCTAAATTCTTAATTTCTTGGAGTGCTACACTCAGTAAATTATGGGAAACACGACGCTATGATATTATGATTTCACCTGCAACAGGTTCTTATGTTCCATTTGTAAGAATGACTACCCTTGGATTAGATGTTCTAAGAGGTGAAAACCAAAAACCATTTAATGGTCAACATTTTGACGTTTGGATTACTATAGATAGTGATATTATATTTACTTGTGAGCAAGTAATTAAGTTAATAGAATCAACAGATGAACATCCAGTTGTTGCTGGAATGTATAGAATGGCAGATTTAGTTAATTATGCGTTTGTAAAAGATTGGGATGAAACTTATTTTAAGGAAAAAGGAGTTTTTCAATTTATAACACCTGAAGATATTGAAAAATGGAAAAATGAAACTAATTTTAAATATTTTCCAGTTGTTTATAGCGGGTTAGGTTTTATGGCTATTCGGAAGGAAGTTTTTGATAAAATAAAATATCCATATTTTGATTCTGAAATCCTAACTATTACAAATCAAGATGGAACTGTAATACGTGATATATGTAGCGAAGATGTTAGTTTATGTAAAAAAATTACACGCGAAGGTTATCAAATTATGATAAATACAGATATTCGTGTAGGACACCTTAAATCGCTAATAATTTAAAATATTAAATTTATTATAGATAATGCTAGACTATTTTTATTGGTTAATAGAATATTTTGGATATTATTATGCTATAATATTTATTATAATTTTGTATATAGCATATTATTTATTATCAAATTCATTAATATTTATTATATTTTTAAGTATCGGTATAATTATTGGTATATATATAAGTAATTTTATGAAAAAATATTTCTAAATATTTATATATCTTTAATAACATCTTTCTTATTTTCGTTGACATTAGTTATATTAGATAATGTTGATTTGCTAATATTGTTCTCTTCAGTATTTTTGTTAGTATCTAATTTTGATTCTAGAGGGTTTATCCGGTCTTTAGTATCTGTTTTTGTTATTTTTTCTAAATATGCTTCAGTCTCCGTTTGAGCTTTTGATATTAATTGTGAATCTGATAATTGATTTTTTTCTAAATTTGTATCAACTTCTATAGGTGCTCTCGGTTTTGATATTATTTCTGATGGTTTATCGTTTCTACTAAATGGAGTTATAAATGAAAATATAGACTCTTCACTTTCTTTTATAGGGTCAATATTTTTAGAAGTTACATATTGATTAACAGGAGGGGTTACATATTGATTGGCGGGAGGATTTATATATTGATTGACAGGAGGATTTACATATTGATTGACAGGAGGATTTACATATTGATTGACAGGAGGATTTACATATTGATTGATATTTTCAGGCGCATTTATATTTTGATCATTATTATTAGGATTGTACGTAAACCAATATATTAGACTTAAAACAATAATTATAAATATAAAAATACCAAGTGATATAAATACCCATTTTAAAGAATCCATAATATTATTTTCAAATTTCTTAACTTCTTCTTCTACAGGTTTCTTAATTTCTTCTTCTTTTGGTTTCTTAACATCGTCGTCTACATGCTTTTTAATTTCTTCTTTTGCCACTTCTTCTTGTTTTTTTCTTTCTTCTTCTTTCTTTTTAATATCATCGCTAGATATTTGATCAGTATATTTCTCTAAAGCATAAATTAAATAATTATGTTTGACATTTTCAAGTTTATTAATTATATCAAAAATACCCATTTAAAATTTATAAGTCCTCTATATTAAGATTTCAATAAAAAAATATGATTTTCTTCATATTTTATTAGATATAAAAAATATTAATGAATATAATTAAGCCTATTTATGTTTATAAATGGGTAAATAGTAAAGAATATATTAAATATGTTTTTGATATAAATGAAAAGAATAGTTATGATAAGTCAGTAAAAGTAATTAAAGAATATATATATCAAGACAGCAGTAAAGAAGATGCTATAAATAAAATTGCATATTATATAAATAAAAATAGTAAAAATTCAGATGATAAAATACCTTATTATGTTTGGGTAAATAATGATCCTTTTTTATATGAATTAGGAACTATTATATGGAAAGGATATGATGTTAATCCATTTAAATCATCAGATAGAAAGTCAGATGAAATAAATGAAGCACTTCAAAAAAATTATAATAAATCAAAAGAATTATTTAATACTAATGATATAATTAATATTGTTTTTAAAAATGATTTTGATTATAATAATAAATACTATTATGATAATTTTAAATTTAAAAGTAATAATTATAAGTTAAATAGTGATAGTATAATTACAGAATTATATAAATTAAATATAGTAAATAATAAAAAAATATCAGAGGAATATTATAATGTTGTATTTAGTGCACATATAGTAGATATACCATCATTAATAATTATATTTGATAAAATATCTGCAACTAATAAAATACAGTTAATCCAATATATTAATAATATTAACAAAGCATACTATAAATTATTCAAGGAACATTCTTTTAAGAATAGGAAGGAATTAAGTAGAATATTCAAACTAAATAATGATGGAAAAGAAAGTATTAATATATATTATAGTAAAAATATTATTATTACAATATATGCTGGCGGTAATATCAACCTAACATTTAATTATCAAATAGATAAAGGTGTAATAATTAATGATATACTAAAATATAAAGATGAACTTAATAAATATATTAATGATATTTTAAATATTAATATAGAGTTTAAAGAAAAACATATAAATGCACGTGTTATATATAATATCGATAGAACTAAATATTCTGATTTAAAAAATGAACTTAAAACATCAACAATATTTACCGAATTTAATGCAGAAGAATTTTACTATAAGCGAACATCTAACTATATAGATAGGAGCATTATTGATAAAAATATTAAGGGTAATGTGCAAAATAATAATATTAAAATAAACGCAAAATATGATGCAGATATTCTAGATACAAAAATTATAGTAAAAAAGAAAAATGGAGAATATATGTTTGATATTAAATATGCTAAATCATTTTTTGAGTTTGAAAATTTAGAATATTGGATATCAAAAATAATAGAAAAAACTATAAATAACAAACAATCTTCCAGAGATGCAAATGATTCACAAGATTCACAAGATTCACCTGATATTATACGTCGTTATGCATCAACTTCTAGTGAAACAAGTGGAGGAAATGGAGATGAAAATGAACATTATTTAATTAATAAGTTGAAAAATGCAGACAAAGAATTATGGAAAGATGATAATGTTATTAAAAATAAAGCACGCAAATGCCAAAGGATAAAGCAACCTATCCCATTATCTAATGAAGAATTTGCTGATTTTGAAAAAAAAGGGTTAAATAAAAACTTTGATAATTCTATTAAATATAATAATAATTATTATATATGTCCTCGTTTATGGTGTCCTAAAAGTAATATACCTCTACCCTTTAAATATGAAGGAGACCCAAATGCAAAATGTCCTATTGCAGATGAAAAACCTATGCGATTAAATGAAGATATGGGGAATAAAAATTTACCAAGATATGTAGGTGTAATAAAGAAACATAATATTCCATGCTGTAGAAAAAGAATTAATAAAGACGACAATAAAAAAGACGACAATAAAAAAGGCGACAATAAAAAAGATGACAATAAAAAAGATGACAATAAAAGAACTTCTAAAAAATCTAGCAGACAAGATGATATAGATAAAAAAGGAAATAATTACATTATGAAAGATTACCCGATCAACTATAATAACCGTTTTGGTGATATACCAAAAGAATTATATAAAATACTATATCCTAATAATTATAACGATTATTTAAAAGTTTGTTGTTCTCCTAATAATATTAATAAAAAAGAATGTATTTTAAGAAAAGGATTGATTAATATTGGCGAAATCCCTAATAATTATGATAATATAATAAATGTAATTGCATATTTAGTAGGTAAAACAAGAGATACTTTCATAGAAAATATTAAAAATAAGTTAGATATCATAAAATATTTATCGCTGGATAATGGAAATATTTGCAAGGATTTTGGCGATTTAGAACCTGTTTTGTATGAATATAATAAGGAACTCTATAAAGAATTAAAAAAGCATCTATATAATGTTAATAAAAAAACTAATATATATATTGATCTTCCTAAGTTTGATAGTACAGATGAAAAAGCAATTTTTAAAATATCTCGTCTTCTTTATATATTTAAATCTTATAAAAAATTTATAGCGTATATTTCTGCAGACAATTATCCAGATGATAAAGGTATTCAATATTTATATAGTGTAGTAGCAATTATATATAAAAAATTATTGATTGTATGGGAAAAAACTATGGATTCAACAATTTTAGAACCAGGTATCAATCTATTAGTTCCAGATTATATAAATGAAATCATATCATATTATGGTTTACATAATAATACCAAAATAATAATGATATTAAAAGAGAAATGGAAAGCAAATGGTATTAAAGGTGAAAATAACAAAGACAGAATATATGAAATAATGAAAGATCGTGATGATATCTATTTCTATGAACCTTTAATAATTAAAAAAATAAATAATGAAGAGAAAAAACATATGGTATTGAATGAATATCCAAATATTAAAAAGATTATAAAGTATGATCATAATAACAATTTTTTTAGTAATTTGAAAAATATAAATAATTTAATAGGAAAAGAAAGTTTAAAGTATAGAATTGAAACAATTATAATTAATGACAATTATACAATTGACAAGATAATGTTAAAGAATAACATGTTAATACGTTTTAATCCTCAAGGAATTATTATATTACCATATTTAATTAAAGAATTAAACGTTAAGAATGTTGCATTTTTAGATGATATTGTAGATACTGAATACAAATTAACTATTATTATAAATGATACATATTTAGATTTTGAAAATAAAATAAATAAATTAAAAGATTTTGGAATTACTTTAGATATTGGTGTAAAAGATATTAGTGCAAATAAAAATCAAGATAAAAAAATAATGAATAATGTGCTTACTATTGTAAATGATGATAATTTAGAAGGTCAAGTAATTCTTTTTGGTAAAAAGAATGAATATGATGAATATAATAAAAAAAATACTAATGTATTAAACAAATGGTCAGAATTAAGATTATATGTTAAAAATAAATTATTAATTGCGTTGGGCACAAAAGATAAAAGAATAGATATATCTAAAAAAACGCGCGCAGAATTTATAGAAAACTTACTAGATATCTTTGATAATAATAAGAAAAAAATACAAATTATATTAGAAGAAATACCAATATTTACAAAAGAAGGAATCAACAATTGGCATGCGAGTACTCTTTTACATACAAAATATGATTATATTAATAATTTATCAGATAACTTTATTGATAATGGAACAGAATTACTATTTACGCAATTTTTAATTAAAAATAAAATACCTAAAAATATACTATATTATCATGAAGCAAATCCTAACATAATACATGATAAAAATGATGATAATATTATTAATTTTGATAATATATATGAAAATAATGAAAATAGCATAAGCATATCAACACCTAAAGTTAGTATCAAACTTCCTAAAATGTTTAAAGGTGATGAAAAAGACTTAAATTCCAAATGGACAAAATATAAGAAAAAAATATGGAGCAAACTTAAATATATTAAGAATGATTATAATGCAAGTAATATTATTGAATTATTTGATTATTTTAAATCACTAGATAATGATATAGTTAATGATTATAATGATATTATTAAAAAGACATTTAAATATTATAGACATGAGTTTAATAAAAATATACATAATAAAACTAATATCAAAAGAATTAAAGAAATATTTAAAGATCCCTATTTTTATTCTTCTTATATAAATGCGATGAATAGTATTAATAAAACTAAAAAAACATTTAAAACATTAGAAATATTTTTAACAACATATTTTTATAATAGTTCTAATACAGAAAGATTTAAAATATTAAATTTTATTGAAAATTCAGATGACTATATTTATCATCCAAACGAAATTACCTTTCGCATGATGTCTGAGGTTCTTAATATTTCTATTTTAATCATACACAACCGTGCAGATTATGGAAAAGCAGTTAACATAAGTAAGCGCGCAGATGAAAGAGATCTATCTATAACTACAACAGTTTATAAAGCATATAATGACGAATTAAATAGACCTCTGTTAATGCTTTATAGAAAGAATGATAAAACGCATCTAAGTTATTATATTGTCCGTAATATTAATTATAATAAAATTATATATACAGAGTTAAATGATCTTCAAGAGAATGATGATGATAATGATAAAAAAATAAATGAAATAATAACTATTATACAAAATACTGAAAATTCAAAATCTAAATCATTATCAACATCAAGTAGTACACAGACAATTAATATATTATAATTTATTAAATAATATTTATTTAATAATTAATTTTTGCTGAGGTAATTTATAACAATTACTCTTCTTATTTTCTTTTTGATTTATTATAATCTGTAAATCATCATTAGAATATAAGTCTACATTATCTTCTAGATCTTCTTTGTCTTCTTTGATTACATCTAACTTATCTTTTTTAGCATCCACCATATTTTTTAATAATTCCATCATATGTTCTTCATCTATTAAAATACGACTATCACCTGTACCGCATGGTGGTTGTTGTCCAAGCATCACATTTGCTGATACTCCATTAACTTTGTCATATTCCGCAAATATGCTCGCATTAATAAGCATATCTGTTGATTCTTCAAATGATGACTTTGCAAGAGGTCCAATATCACCTCGATTAATACCATGTCTATCAATTGACATTAATTGACCTTTATAAGTCATCGTGTCAATCAAAAGAGACATATGTCTATAATTCATAGAACCTTCTGTAACAACTGCTAATAATTCCTTGTATAAAGCATATCTGGCTGCTTCAATCCCTAATGTTTCATATATTTCCCGAATATCATTAGATATAGTACGTGTCGTATCTATATTAGTATTTGCAAGAATATCTATTAAATTTGTTCCATCTGTATCTAGAACCCATTCTAGAATAGTATCAAACTTATTTGATTCATCATTATATTTAGTATAATTCTTTTTATTTAATGATACTTTTCTTATTCCCTTGTAACCTTTTAATAATACTTGGTATACAATATTATGTTCGATTGCTTTAATAGTAGCTATTTCATCTTTATCTTCAATACCATTAAACGCCTGTTCTGTCATCTTAATTCTAAATACACATTCATCTGCATTATCATCGCTATACACACAATCAATATATTTTTCATATGATATTTTTAGTTTAGTATAAATATCAATCATCTTAAGACCAAAGGTATTCATTTTTTCTTTATCAAAAACTAGGCGTAATACCCATGGAGATGTGGTTCGTGCTTTGCACATATTCTCTTCAATCTTTTCAAACTCCTTATAAATACTCATAATTCCTGCATCCTGTTCAATATTTGTTTCATATATCTCATCACTATCCCAATATATTTCACTATGCTTTAGAATATCTGATAATTTTGTTATCTCAATAGTATTTTTAATATTAATAGCATTATTTTTTGTAATATCAATCCGTGGATCAATAAAATCTCCATTTTCATCTTTTAAAGGATTAATAACACGAGATACATCAGGTTTCATATATATAATTAATGTTGGGGTCTTTGTTTTCTTTGTTGCAGAAAGAATTTCCTTTAAACGAGGAACACCAGAAGTTGCTTTAACTGCTGCAGCTGTTCCAGAAACATGGAATGAATCAAGAGTCATTTGTGTTCCTAATTCTCCTATTGTTTGTGCTGCAACTATTCCAACCATATCTCCTGGTTGTGCTAGTGCTTGATTAAAATATTCATATATTTGAGACACAATCCAATCAAATGTTTCTATTGTGAAATGGTAATGACCTATTAGTTTTTTAGGATTTAAATGAAGTCTTAATAATATATTAAAATATAACATCCCTTGTATTTTATCTTTTACATATAAATCATCTTTAATCTTTTCAATCTTGTCTAAAACATAATCAGGATATAAATCTGTCTTTATTTTTTTAATATTGATTGATAATAAACGCTGGTGCGCTATGTTAATTATTCTATCAAATGGTATAGGATAGTTTATTATATATTTTTTCTCTCCATTAAATACTTTCTTAATAAGGAATTCTTTATCACGTAGCATTTCTTCAAAATGCGCAGTACATCTTTTATATGTATCTGCATTAATAGTTTTATAAGCATCTTCTGTCATATGAATATCAATATTTTCAGAATTTTTAAGGTTATATTCATTATCTAACTCAATCGTATTTTTATTAATACTATTAATATATTGAGTTTCTATTTTACACCCATCCATCCCATCTTCACCATATATATATTGGATTATAGAACCTGTCGCAGTTCTTACTGTATTATCATAATTAATTTTTGAATCTTCCATCGCTTTCACTAATCTTCTTTGAATGTAACCAGTTTCTGATGTCTTTACAGCAGTATCAATAAGTCCCTGTCTACCACCCATAGCATGAAAGAAAACTTCTTGCGGTGATAACCCACTAATAAAACTATTTTTTACAAACCCTCGCGCTTCAGGACCGTCATCATATTTAGTATAATGAGGGAGTGTTCTATCTGTAAACCCATATGTAATTCGCTTACCATCTACATTTTGCTGTCCTACACACGCTATCATTTGTGCAACATTAATTTCTTTACCTTTTGAACCTGCTTTAACCATATTTATCATACGATTATTAGTATCGTCAATTTGATCTAAACTAATTTTACCAACATTATTAGTAGTTTTATCAAGGATTGCTATAATTTCACGCTCAATATATTCTTCATTGCTGAAAATACTATTATTTTCAATAATACCTCTTCTAATATCATCTAATTTATCATATGCTAAATTTTTCATTTCCTTAATTTTATTTTTCAAAGTTTCCTCAGTTTTCTTATCGGGAACTAAATCACTAATACCTACACTAAATCCAGATGTTAATAACCATCTACATATTAATCTCTGTGTATTATCTAGAAATTTTCTAACTTCAAATGGTCCATAATCATGATATATTACAGGAATTAAACCTGTAGATATATCATGAAAGATTTTTTTATCTAATGATCCAGAATTAGCAGCTAAAATACTATTATTTACAATAAACTGCTCTTCTTTCTTATTTTTTAAGTTAATAAAGAGACCAGGTGGTAATATTTGAGAATATGCTTCTTTACCTGAATACATATAATTATCATCTGGTTTATTTAGTTTTCCTTTAAAATAACTATTTACCATTTGAATATTTGCAAGTGTCTTATCTTGTATCTTTGTTATATCTTTTGTTAATCTATAAGATCCAACCAAAGTATCTTGAACAACTTCGATAATTGGTTTACCATCGCGAGGTGCTAAAATCATATATGGGACAGCAGCTATATCCATTAATTCGCTCATTGTTTGAATATTTTGCGGACAATGTAAATTCATTTCATCACCATCGAAATCTGCGTTATATGGAGGAGTATCTAAAACATTTAGACGAAATGTTTGATAAGGCATAATAACAACTTTGTGACACATCATAGACATTTTGTGTAATGACGGTTGTCTGTTAAATAAGATGAAATCACCATTTGTTAAATGTCTATGAACAATATCACCATACACTAATTCTGCTGCATTCTTTTCTCTTTCTATAGAATGCTTTAAATTAATAGTTCTACTACTCTTCTTAATATATTTTGCACCAGGCCAAACCTCAGAACCATTCTTAATTAACTCACGCATTTTATCTATGTTATATTCATTAACAACCTCTGGAAATGTTATGTTAACTGCAACTTTAATTGGAACTCCTAATTCATCTATACTAATATATGGGTCCGGAGTAATTACTGAACGCGCAGATTGATCAACACGCTTTCCATTAAGATTACCGCGAATCCTTCCTTCTTTTTTTTTCATGCGGTCTGAGACTGATTTAAGTTTGCGCCCATTTCTTTGCTGAGCAGGTGCTAAACCAGGCATCTGATTATTTATAAATGTAAATACATGATATTGTAATAACATCGCAACATATTTAATTGTTTCCTCTGATGCTCCCTTACATATCTTGTCTGATAATTGTTTATTTGTCTTAATAATATCGCTTAATTTATGTGTTAAATCATCTTCACGACGCTGTCCATTCTCTTCAATAATACTAGGACGTACTGCTGGAGGAGGAACGGGTAAAACGGTGCATATCATCCATTCTGGTCTGTTCCATTTTGGATTAAATCCCATCATATCCATTTCTTTTTCAGTTATACGTGAAAATATTTTTAATATATCTTCTGCTGTAAATTCTTGAACTATCTTATCCGTATTCTTATCTCCATTTTTATTTACTTGTTGCTTTCTATCTTTCCATTCCGCAATTATTTTCATAGAATTTTCTTTGATATACTTAGTCGGTTGAACAGCGCCACAACCAATTGTTCCATCATCTCCACATACGCGAATTTTAGTTGTTGTATTGCATAATTTAAAATATGCCTCCCATCTTTTTTGGTTATTTTTAATAGACAAAATTCTATTCATATCATGTTTAAATTCTTTATCAGTATCTGGAGATATCAAACATTTTGAGCACTTATAACATACACAGTTTAATAATTTTTTAACAATATCAAAGAACATAGCGTGAAATACTGGTTTTGCTAGTTCAATATGTCCAAAATGTCCTGGACAAAATATATTTTTTTGTTCACAAGTACAACATATCCTATTATGTTCTAAAACACCCATACGCGAATCAAATAATCCCCCAACAATAGGTTCACTTCCAGCATATGTATCTGTTTTAGTAATTTCGACTACCGAACGATTTCTAATTTCTTGCGGTCCAAGTATACTAAATTGTATCCCTCGAACATCTTGAATTTCTACCTTTTGATCATTATATGAAAGTTCTGGATAAATTGACATCTCTCTTATTAATAGTAGTTAAAATAAGTAGTCTTATGCTTAAACTATTTTAATTAAAAATAAATCAATTTTTATATATATTTGTAATATTATCAATATATAATACGAATTTTATATATTTATTTTTAATTTTTTATTTACATATTGGAAACTATCTTCGTCTATTGTCCAATCATTTAATCCATATGGTATAGATGCTAATAATATTTCACAAGGCGAATGATGAGGTGCATCGCACATATAAGATATACATATAAATATTGCTAAATCAATATTAAAATTATCAAATAATCTTAAAATAGATATAATTAAGTCAGAATGACCAGATGGTCCGGATACAACCATTTGCTTTTTTTGTTTCATAAGTTGAATATAAAAATTGTTATTATTAACCTTCCAATATTGTAATCCGGATATCAACGGTATAATATTATTACATATTTTATAATTACTGTTTATATACTCTAATTCTCTATGCGATAATTTTGGATAAACATCTTTAATATTAATATTATATTTATTAAATTTTTTAACTCTTTCTTCTCTTAATTTATCAATCATTCTTGATGTAGAAACAGCACTATCAGATACTGAACTTATAAATTTACAAGGTAATGGTAATATGGATCCATCTTTTTTACAATCTTTAATATATTTATTAAATTTTTTTATAGAACTTATACCTGTAATATTATATAACTTTTTTTGTAATATTTGAATTCCTTTTTGAGATAAATATCTATTTTTTTCAGCAGCCCATAATATTACTGAACAGTTACTTGCGCTAAAGTTCATTATTATTGTGATTCTCTCTCTAATATTTCCATGATCTATTGCATAATTAATGTATTTAATAGGTATTTGTCCTGAACTGTAAAATTTAGGAGATGCTCTATGTCCTAAATATGTTTCTAATACTTTCTCCTTATTCTGGTTAGTATCTACAGCGTAATGTATAAGTAATTCTCTTATATTATAGCAAATATCGCGAACATATTCTTGCACTCTTTTATTATCTGAACATTTCTTAGATAATTTTCGTAATTTATCTAAATTTAATTTTGTCATAAATACCTCTATATATATTCAATATATTGAAATTATATTAAATCGCTTTTATCTTGCATATTAATATCATTCATCTCTTTATCTTTATTATCTAATTTCTTATTTTTCATATTATAATATGCATCTCTAAATAATGTTCCAGTATCTTTAGATGGTTCATACAAACTACTTTTAACTATTGAATCCAATCTTTGTCGCAAATTATTTTTATCAGAATCTAATGAAGGATAATATGGGATTATTGGATTATTATGCTTGCTTATTAGATCATTTATAAATATATATCTATGTTCTAACGGTTCATTTCTATCCAATAAATAATTATTAATTAGAGTAAATAGACTATTATTTAGACTTAAATAGTACGCCTTGTTTGTATATTTAATATATGATGATAGTAAATCATTTTTACGAGCATTCATATATTGTTTGACTAACTCAATAATACCTAAAATTAGTTTAATGTTGTGTGTATATTTATCATCTATTGATAAAGTTATCAAGCATTTTATAAAGTTGTCGTTTAAATTAGATAGTATGATTTCTACTGTCTTCTTTACAATAAAATACTCGTCCATTATATAATAATCTAATATATACTTATATTTATATGGTTAATCTAAAAGATAATATGGATTCTCATTAATTAATTTTTCTTGCAATTCTTTTTCTTCGCACTCCTTATTATATTTCTCTATCCGTGATAAACAAAATGAAAAAAAACCAGTAATTATTTTGTATAAATATATACACATAAGCGATATTTACTACCTCTTCTTAAATAATCATTATTTATTATTTATTGCTTAAACTATAAAACTACTTTTACTACTTTTACTACTTTTTTTACTACTTTTTTCATCTGAGTCAGTATTGATCCCTATCAATCTCTCTGCATTATGCGCTTGAAATGTCTTATCTTTTACTAATATTTTCAATTTTTCCATTATATCATCTTTATTTATTTCATTAAATTTTTTAGGGTCTATCTTTTTTAGCAATAGATATGATGCATATATAATATGTTTAATATATCTTAATTCATTAGTTACTATTATATCATTAACTTGCTCTTTTTCAAAAAAACGATGTCTTATTTTATTGTATATTGTTCTCAGAGTTGAAGCACCTTGTTCATAAAATCTTAAATTAATTCTATTATATTTTTTATTTATATTATCATTATCATATGCTCTTTCATATGGATAGCAACTACGTGATTTAAATAATATATCATCTATAATACTATTATTTATGAAAGGTAGAGCATCCTCATGAACAACTTCAAATAATAATATTTTAATTAAACTTTCATATTTTTTATCTTTCTCTTCCAACCATTCTTTAATTGGTAGTAATTTCTGAACATCTTCGCGCATTTTTTCATGAAGAGTATCAAAACTTATATTTTGTTGTTTCGAATACCATAAATCATTTTGATATATACGTCTAGCGTGATTTATATCATGCCAGAAAAAATTGCAAGGCGTTTGCATATCTTCATCTACAAATTCTTCATCAAATATTATTCCACATGGTTGCACACGTGAAAATCTGTTTTTTATTAATGTTGTTGCACTTACACTTTGCAAAATAGGAAGTATAAATACATTAGGGGCATTATCTAGTAAATAATCTAAATAATAATGATATCTTTCTTTAAAATAAACTGTAGCATAAGGATTATCCCATATTTTTTTATTTTTTTTAGATTTTAGATCTAAATTAATGAAATCTATCATATTTATGGACTGGACCATTACTCTTATACAGTAGGCATAAGGATATACATTACCTTTATAAGGAGTCTCATATATATTATAATCACAATATTCTTTACTATGAGCAAATATAACATTCTCATTTTCAATATTGAAAAATTTTAAATCTTTTGCATTTTTAATTGTTGATATAGTATCTTCTGGCGGGCAACTATCATATTTAATATTTGCACAGATTGTTTCTTGTGAAGCATTTTTAATAATATTAATATTTTGATCAATTTGCCAACGCATTTTATCATCATTTTTATAATTATTTTCTTTAAAATATGTTAACACATCTGATATACAATCTAAAACATTCTTAATTTCTGGAAAAGAAAAATTATTTGATTTATTCTCATTATATCTTTTAACTAATTCTTCTTCTAACAAGAATATATTATTTGATGAACTATTTAAATTGTTTGTTGTCTTTTCCTTTTTTATATATTTATTAATAATTTCTGTTATGTCTGCTTTTGTTTTATCATCATAAGATGATGATTTAATATTACAACGTGATGACTTCTTACATTCTCTATTTACAGGAATAATTTGTGTAAGTATACTATTAAAATATAATTTATATTTATCCATATGTCTTAATATATGTAAATTTTTTATTATATAATTTTAATGAAGCATAAGACAAAAGATTATAAATTATCAGCAGTTAAATATTACTTATCTAAAAGCAAAAATTATGTATGTTACACTATGTACCATAACCAAATTTTACACGTTTTGAAATAAGCAAATATTTGTAGTATATGAAATAAAGTTTTATATTTTTATAAAGTTATCTTTCATTTTAAATCTTCAAGGGTATAAATGTCCAAAGGTGTTAAAAAATGATATATATATATAATGATGATTAATATTAATAACTTTATAATTAGTAATAATGAATAAAAATGAATATATACAATCTGATACTAATAAATTTGTCGCAGGTGTAGATGAAGTTGCAAGAGGTACTTTAATTGGTCCAGTAATATCAGCGTGCGTTGTACTACCACATGTATTTCCTGATGATATATATAAGGAAATTAAGGATTCTAAAAAATTGTCTGAAAAAAAACGTGCTTTTTTAGCAGAATATATTAAAAATATTGCGATTACATATGGTATTGGCGAAGCAACAGTAGAGGAGATAGATAATATAAATATATTAAATGCTACTATGAAAGCGATGATTCGCGCGGTGGATGAAGCATACAAGAAACATCCTTTTGATAAACTTCTAATTGATGGTCCATATTTTAAAGGATATACGCCACCTGGCGTAGACAGCGAATTATTAGAATATGAATGTATACCAAAAGGAGATATGCACTATTTATCTATTGCAGCTGCATCAATTATTGCAAAAGATTATCATACAAAATTAATAAATGATTTAGTTATTAAACACCCTGAACTTAACTTATATGAAATAAAAAAGAACAAGGGATATGGAACTGCTAAACATATTGATGCGATTAATAAGAAAGGCATAACAAGTTTACATAGAAAAACATTTGGTATATGTAAGTATATGTAAGTATATAATAATTCTGAATAATATTTTTTATTTACAATTTAATGAACTCCATGATATACCACACTGTTTAGCATATTCACAACTTATCTCGTTGCCAGCAGATGTTTTACTATCTAAAACTCCTAATACTTGTGGATATACTATATTACAAATTAATGGTGCATTAGTTTCATAGTTTCTTGATACAGCACCTCTATCACTAGAACTTGTAGATAAATATGATTTATCCCCAACTTTAAGGACATTTTTATTTAAATTATCAAATATATTACTATTAGATAAATTATATGCACCTGAAAACTTTGCATACTTTTTTAATTCTTTGAAAGTCTGAGGATTTTGACTTTGGTCTGGAATACTAACAATATACTCAGGAGTTAATTTTACGTTAGGTTCTGTAGATTTTAAAGCAATATTAGAAGTATTAAAACCAGATAAAAATTTAGTTTTCGAAATATCATTAGTCATTTTTAAATAGTCACTTGTATTCCCATATACATTTTTATCATATACACAGCGATATTGTATATTAGTATTTATCTTACTATTTATTTGAGGAATTATTTGAGTACCATAATTATTATTATTTAATATAATCTCTTCTTTAATAGATGGAGGAACTTTTTCTAATTTCCAATATTCGGGACATATTATATTATTGTCGCTTTCTATATCTTTACCTATTTTACGCGGTTTAATAGAATAAATTGAAGATATTAGAGATATAATAATTATTATTGAACCTAAAATATAAGTTATTACAGCAGGAGCAAACTTGTCATATATATATCCCTTTCCCCATTCTGTGAATAATATTATTATAAGTAATAAAAATGCAGTTAGTCCATATACTAAACATACTACAAAGGTTCCCTTATATAATTCTAATTTTTCTTGCTCAAATAATTTTAATTCCTTCTCATTTGGTTTAAAAACCTCCTCTACAGACATTATATTCTATTATTCTATAATATTATATAATATAATATATTAAATTATAATTTAATATATTATGAAATTATAATTTCATAATTTCTAATGTTCTTAATCCTTTTTGCGATGGTAAAGTTGATCTATCAAGAGGAATAGGTAATGTACTAATATCTATTTTATATTGTTCAGATTGTTTAATATTTGATAAAATTTCTGGGACACACCAGTCAATAACACGTGTATTTAAATCAAGAACTTGCTTATTAATATTATTATTTGCATTTTTGCCATATTGAAAATATATAGATCGCATTATAATTTTTAAGTCAATATCGCTTTGTTTTCCGATATAGTATTTACCATCTGTCATATTTAGTATTTTATTGCGAATTCCTAATTGTAATAAATCAACATTACTATCTGAAAAAAATATTGATGAAACATCTGTGCAATTTATATTACGTGAGATAATATTTGTATTATTTTCTGATGATTTTTCAGGAGCAGTTTTAATATTATAATTATTTACATTTGTAATCGCATTAACTCTTCCATTTAAAAAATTCATTTTCCTTCTTAATATATATAATTATTTTCATTTTATATAGTAGTAAGGAAATATGGATAAATGTAAAGAAATTACATATTGTGCTAAAGAATTATTAAAAACTCATAAAATACATGTTAGTGATAATCATATAGATGATGTTATTATATTAATATCAAAATATATTGAACTATTAATATTTAACATAGTAGCGGTAGTTTCAATAATATGCTTGAAAATTGGTATTAAAAAGATATTATCTGAACATATCTTAAATATGTCAAAATATATTGAAATGAGATGTTTATCTTCAAAATCTAAGAAAAAAGGTGCTAGAATGAGTGGCGGCGTATTCAATACTGCCGGATTTTTTGGCGTTAATGAACCTCGCTATTCTGTAAATAATGATACTAGTGATTTACTTAAAATAAACTTTGAAGAAAATATCGCTCGTAATGCTATACTAATGAGTGGTGGTAGAGGGTCTTCAATAGAATCAAACTGTATTAAACTTGACAAAATTATATTAAAGAAAATTAGGAATATATTTAAGTTCTTTAATGTTAAGTATGATAAAGATGTTCCTGAACAAATTAAATTAAAATTTCATATGTTTATAGAAAATCTATTCCAAAATATAAAGAATATCAAAGGAGAGATAACCAGTAAAAAAGTCAAACTATTAATAGATAAATCTAAAATAATGAAAAAAAAATGATTATATAAATAATAATAATATATATTAATTAAATAATGCCTATTATTACAATAGATGGTAATATTGGTTCATATAAAACGAGTATTTTAAATTATTTTCATAAAAATTATAAACTGGCAATTGATTTGGAACCTGTTGACAATTGGACTGAGTATTTAGCAAACTTATATAATACACCAAATAGCAGTTATGATTTTCAAATTAAAGTATGGATAGATAGGTGTTGGATACAAGAAAAAACAAACATGACAATTCTAATGGAAAGAAGTCCACATTTTATTAAAAATGTTTTTGTAAGAAAAGCATATGAAGATAAAACTATTAATGCCAAAGAATATGAAAATATAATTAGATTACATAAAACTACGGATGATTTATGGAAACCAAATGGATATATATATCTTCGATCAGACCCTGAAAAATGTTTACAGCGTATTAACAAAAGAGGACGATGTGTAGAAAAAAATATAAAATTAGAATATATGCAAAAATTACATGAACTTCATGAAGAAAATTATAAATTAGCGTTAGATAATAAAATAAATATTATTGTTATAAATGTTGAAAATAAAAGTATTTCTGAAATATGTAATGAGATATTATCATCTGAACTATATAATGATATAATTAATTGATATAATATATATCTAAATGTTATTGCATTTAATTATTGGCGCATCTGTACCTAGAAAGCAACTATAATATAGTCTTTCATAATTTTCATATTCAATAGATGGAGATGAACTATGAATTAGTTTTCTATTATTAAATATAAGCAGATCATTCATTTCCCACTTAATTTTTACAATATTCTCTTTATTTAGAATATATTTGCACATTAGTTCTCTGTAAAGATCAAAACTATCTTCACAAGACATTTTATCAAACTTTGCAAATCTAAAAGGCGAAATCATTAGTGCTTTTTTATTTTTACAGTCATCTGTATAAATTACAAGCGGTTCTCTATTAATAATTGTAGTCCCTGATTTAATAGTAGGCATATTAATATCTGTATTTGTATTAATTCTATTATATCCTGTATAATCATAATATGTATTCATTAAATTATCTTCTGTGTTAGAATTAGAATAAATGACATTATAATCTTTTAGTTCTTTTTTTAAATTAATATCTAAATTATCATATGCTGTTTCCATACTAGCGAACATAGTTTCACCTCCTACTGGTGGAGTTTTTAACATATAAATACTAGATACAATAGGTGGTCTATGTTCATTAATACCTACTATATCTTGATGCCATACAGCAGTATTTTTAAAAGGTCCGCTATATTTTAGTGTTACATCTTTGAGTCCATAAAGGTCTTTAATATAACAATTGCCTCTAATAGCAACTTGAGGAACATAATCAACTTGAGAATTATGAAATGGATGAATAATTCTATCATTACTTTTACTATCAAATACTTTACAAAACTCATAAAATTCTTTAGGATTAAGATTTTGATTTTTAAACATTAACATTGGGACCGACTTAAATAGTTTATTTAATTCGCCTTTATCATATTCATTTACTTTTTTAACATCAACATTATTGATAACAGCAAGATTTTTATTAGGTGTAGGAAAAGATACTTTCATAGATAATGTAAAATCTAACTGTATAATAATTGCATATACAAAGTAAGCAAAGTAGATAGGATTATTTTTAATCATATTTAATTGAAATTAATATATAATAATATTAATCATTTTTTATATAATTATATAATAAATTAATATTTGACTAATATATAGATCTTTTTACATATAGACCCTTATTAACATATAAACTTCTATTTAATTCATGCAAATATTTAGAGTTAATATCTGTAGATAATAAACTATCTAGATATGGATAAATTGCATTTGATAATTTTATAGATGCTTCAATAGGTTCTGTACTTGGTATATTTGGAACACAATAAATATTAGTATTATTATATTTTATTAGAGGATTCTCTAATGTGGTAGGAGTTGATTGTTCTGTTGTTCCTCCTTGATCTATAGCAACATCCATAATTATAGAACCTGTATGAGACATTAAATCCAATATTTCATTATTAATAATTTGTTTTGCTTTCATACCATTAACATATATAGAAGATATAACAATATTTGAAAATATCAAAAGCTTCTTTAAATTTTTATCATTCATTTCATATGATTTATAAATATCTGGATTAGATTTTTCAATATTTTTTATTTTTTCATAATCTTTATCTATTAAATTGATATTTTTATATCCTAATTGGACTGCCTGTTCGGCAGCCGCTTTACCTACATTACCAACACCTATTATTGTAATAATAGTATATTTATTTTTACTTATAAGTTTATCTGCTTCTATCATCGATTTTTTTCCTGCAATAATAGACATCGGAGTTAATATAGGATATATTCCTTTGTCATCTTGAATAGTTTCATATGCATAACATTTTGCATTACTGTCAATCATCGCATTAATTAATTCATTATTTCCAGCAAAATGAAAAAATGATAATATTGTATGTTTTGATGTAATCAAAGAATATTCTCTTTGTTGCGGTTCTTTAACTTTTACAATTATTGTAGATTTTTCATAAATATCCTCTATATTATCAAGAATTACAGCACCACTTAAAATATAATCGTCATCACTATATCCTGCATAATGTCCAGCATCTTTTTGCACATATATAAAAATATCATTATTGTTATCTAATAATGATTTAATATCATCTGGAATTAGAGAAACTCTTGTTTCGAATGGTTTGATTTCTTTAGGAACACCAATTATATGCATAATTTGTTAATTATTATGCTTGATAATTATATATTTATATATTTATATATTTATATACTATCTAATTAGATAATGGCAAAAGGAGTATAAATGATAAATTAAAGGATATTGAACATATGGTCCCATATAAGTTTCATTTTGATTTTGAATTTCATACTACAATTAAAGAGATTTATCAACATAAATCACATACTGATGATTTTAATTTTGACTACATAGAAGAATATTTAACATATGATTATATGGATAGTGCTGTCACATTAGAGAATAAAGGGATGGGACATGTTGATGGATATATGATGTGGGATGAGCATCCTTTACAAATATTTCCTACATTAGAACTAATAGTAAAATAAAAGGGGGCATATTTTCTTCCATCTAAAGGTTCTTCAAGTAGTTCTTTTGGTTCTCCGCCAAAGGGAGGTAAATCAAAAAGGAAATAATAAATTAAAAATATAATATAAAATTTATCACAAAATATAATCTAATATATAAAAATTGATTTTAACACCTTTGTATATTACACCTTTGGACATTTAAAATGCCGATTTTTATACACCTTTGGACATTTAAAATGGCTATTTTGTCTTTTTTATATAAGAAATAAATTTTTTATATTGTTAGTAATATGTTATACGACGACTTTATAAAATCAAAAATAGTTAGTCATAATGACAAAATAGATACATATTCAGATGGTATAAAATATTTAATTGAGAGTAACGCAGATATTGTATCCTATACTACACAAAAAAATTTAGTATTATTTAATGTTGATGTATTAGAGGTTGATAAAAATGGTGATTATATTTACGAATATTCATTAGAAAGACAAGCAGATATAATTGATAATATTCATATTGTTTCATCTAATAATAGTGTTAAAATGACATTTAATATAGGTGGAGAAGAGTATGACAATATTAATACATTTCTAAGTGTAGTATCACCATATCATGAATTCAAAATAAAACTTCTTATTACTGAACCAAAGGTTGAAGATAAAATAAGTATATGGTATAGAAACTATTT